CACTAGCATTTAGAGATAGTAGTAATGCTTCATATACCACAGGTGTAACAGTAAATGGAACAGCAGGTCAATCTGGATCTACAGTAGTCTTTGCTGTACCATCAAATGCACCAAGCTCGTTGTTATATTACTGTACTCAACATGGTAATAGTATGGGTAACACCATATCAATTATTAATGACAATATAGGTATAGTTGCAGGTAATATTGGAAACATTAATACTACTGCTGGTGATATATCAAATGTAAATGCCGTAGGTGGATCTATAGCAAACGTAAACACAGTTGCAAGTAATCTTGGTACTGTTAATGACTTTGCAGCAAGATATAGCTCAGGTGCAAGTAACCCAACTACTAATTTAGATACGGGAGACTTATTCTTTAACACTACTGCTAACGAGTTAAAAGTTTATAACGGTACTTCTTGGCAAGGTGGTGTTACAGCACAAGGAAGTCTTTACAATGATAACAGTGTTGATACACATTTAAATCAAAATAATCCTACTTCGGGTTATGTGCTTAGTTGGAATGGTTCGGATTATGCATGGGTAGCTAGTACAGATACAACTTACAGTGCTGGGTCGGGTTTAACACTGACTGGTACTACATTTTCTGTTGATACTCTTAACCAAGATACTACGGGTACTTCTGGAGGTTTTACAGCTGGTGATGCTTCAAATTTAAATGCTGGTACAATACCAGACGCAAGATTTCCAGCCACACTTCCAGCAACCAGTGGGGCAAATTTATCAAATTTAAATGCAGCTAATTTAAGCTCTGGAATAATTCCAGATGCAAGATTTCCTGCAACACTTCCAGCAATTAGTGGAGCTAACTTAACAAATCTTCCTTCCAGTGGTGGTGGTTTTGTTGGTGGTGGTACTGACCAATTATTTATCGAGTCAGATAATGTAATGAACACAGATTTTACAACAGGAACAAATAAAAATTATATTAATCTTCTTCCATTATCAATTAATGCTACATTAACTGTATCAAGTGGAAGTAATATGACATTTGTATCGGTTTAGAGCTATGTTACCTAAATTATATTATCTTCTGTCCTTAACAGAATTAACAGGCTCTAATAATGAAAAGTTATTTATTGAAGCAGATAATCAAGTTAATAATAACTTTACTACAACACCAAATAACAATTATCTTGCAATTAGTCCAATTAGTATTCCATCAGGTTCGGTTTTAACTGTAACCGATGGAGCTATTATAGACTTTTTTTAAACAATATTATTATGTCAAAATTAAACGTAAATGAACTTGAAGCTAATGGAACTAATAGCAATTTAGAAGTTGTTACTAAGGGTACTGGTGGAGTATGTGAAATCAAAGGTGTAACTAATGATGGTACTTTACAATTAAATCCTTCTGCTCAAAACTATGGCATCAAGTTAAAACCTCCAGCTGACAGTACTGGTCAAAATTATACACTGTCTTTACCTGATAACCAAATGGCAGCAGGTAAACTAATTAAAGTAAAAAGCCTAACTGGAAGTGGGACTACTGCTGAAGCTCAACTTGAGTTTACCGATACTCCACCTTCTACTTATACAAACTTACAAGCTCCCAATATAAATAATGGAGTTTTTAATACTGCTAGAATAGGTAACATCCCAGCTACTTCGGGAGGTGGTTTAAAATTAATAAATAAAACCGAAATTGCTTCTGGACAATCAACAAGTGACATTTCTTTTACAGGACTTGAAGATAATGCTCACTATTTAATACTAGCTAAAGATATTAAACTAGCTAGTAACTCAAGTTATATTACTGGAACATTTTTAAATGCAGATGGTACTACATTAACAGATGCTCAAAATAACGGAACACAATATACAATGTGGACTAAAAGAAGAAGTATCTATGGATATAACTCATATTCTATTGGATCATCAACGGAATTTCCAATTGAAGGAGAGTATGCAGTTAATAGATATACATTTACAGCTGACCTTTTTACAGGTGCTGATTATGTTTATTTATTTTTAAGAGGGAATCACATTGCAAGAGATATTGGTACTTATTATCCAGCTCCATTTTTAATGAATGTAGGCTTATATCAACCTACAACTGGAACTAGAGTACATGGTATTAAGTTTAGATCATATTTAACTAGTTATGTTGATCCTACTCAATTTTTACTTTATCAATATATGGATTCTTAATTATGTCAAAGATAAAAATTAGCGAAGTTACTGCTTTAACAACGAATGGAGATTTAGCATTAACACCAAATGGAACTGGTACTGTAAAAGTAAAAAATGAAGATACTCATGCAGCTTTACAACTTAATTCAAGCGGAAATAGTAGCAAAGTAAAAATTAAATCTCCACCTAGTAGTGCTAATCAAAATTATACATTGGTTTTACCTGATAACAATATTGAAGCAAACAAATATCTTAGTGTTAAAAGTGTTACAGGAAGTGGATCAACAGCGGTAGGACAATTAGAGTATGCAACTGTAACAGTACCTTCATTAAATTTAGATGCAGGTAATATAGATACTACATCTGGAACTGTACCTTCAGCACAACTACCTTCACCTCTTCCTGCAACCACAGGATTAGGTTATCAATTTGTTAGTAAATCAACATCAGTTGTTGACCCTAATACAGGTGTGCCTCCATCTTCCATGTCTTTCACAGGTTTGGAAGATGATGCAACATATAGATTTAAGACTAATAAGTTTTACTTTCATAATTTTAACAACGATTTTTTAAACATTAGATTTTTAGACTCTAATGGTAGTGAAATTCAAGCGGGTTATGATTATAACAATTTTTACTCTTATAGAACTAGTGTAAGTTATTATCATAACTCAAGTGGTCAAAATCGTCATAGAATACATTTTTACGGTCAAAATCAATACTACACTATACAGTTTATAGCTCAATTAAATACAAAAGATGGTTGTGATTATCTAACTCTAGATGCTGCCCAACCCTATACAGGATATGGGGTTAGAAGTTACAACATTGTTAATTTACAAAAAAATTACCAACAACGAATACATGGTATTAAATTTTATACTGAGTATGGTACTCAGTTTGAGCCAGGAGCTGAAATTGCAATGTATAAATATCAGGAGGCATAATGTCAAAAATAAAAGTTGATGCAATAGAAACAACTAGCTCAAATGTAAAATTTTCTCCTAAAGGTACAGGACTTATAAAAGTTCAAGGTACTGGAAGTGCAGATGGTACTTTAGAAATAGCTGAAAATAATGCTAACTCAATAAAAATAAAAGCATCACCTAATAGTGCTGGTCAAGATCATACTATAATATTACCAGATAATAATGCTTTAGTAGATGGACATTTACATGTTAAAAGTATTACAGGTAGTGGGTCAACAGCAACAGGACAACTTGAATTTAAACAGTTTAATACATTAGACACGTCTAACATTGATGCTAGTCTTTTTACAACAGGAACAGTTCCTAATGCTAACTTACCAACACCAGCAGCAACTTCTGGTGCAGCTTTAAAACTTGTAAGTACACAAGAACTAACAGGGTCACAACAAGCTAACTATATTGAGTTTTCTAGTCTTACAGCTGGTACTAATTATTTGTTTGTTGCTAAAAAATTAAAACAAGGATTGACTGGTTATTCCCCTTTTATTCAGATGTATGATTCATCTGGTACTCAATTTTATTATGACTATCATGAAGAGTGGGGGTACAGCAGTGCTTATAGTTATGCCACTAGTAGATCCTATAGATCAAACTTATCTTTAAGCGATCAGTCTAGAAGCGGTTATTGGTCAACGAGTAACAGTACAATGCATGCTGTTGTTATGTTGGAGTTAAATACTGAAGCTATACACAATTATTTTTTTCTGAAAAAAGCTATGACAAGGGCAAACAGTTCTACTCTAAGTCGTACAGCTGGTAGTGTACATAACAACGTGCAAAATGCTATTGACAAAGTTAGATTTTATTCGAGCACTAGTACTGGTACATATTGGGAAGCTCCTACAAAAATTTTAATGTATGAGTACATAAAATAAACAATTAACATAATAAGCAAATGAACAAAATGGTAAATGGGGTATTACTTCCCATGACAGAGGCAGACATTGCCGAATTTAATGCAAACAAACCTACAGATGCAGAAATTCTTGCTGATAAATGGGAAATTGTAAGAGAACAAAGAAACGCAAGACTATCTGAAACAGACTGGAGAGCAAGTACTGATCGTACATTATCAGATGAATGGAGAGATTATCGTCAAGCATTAAGAGATGTACCTACTCAGTCAGATCCAGATAACATTACTTGGCCTACAGAACCTAGCTAATGCCTATAAAAGCACCAATTGAAATACCAGTTATAGAAATTCCACCTATTGAAGAAATAGAAACAATATCTATACCTCTTCCCACAGCTGAAGTACCTTTCTATACTCCGTTGGTTATACCTCCTAGTGATTTACGAGCAACGGAGCAAATAGAAATACAGACAGATACATCTATTGATAACTATGAAATAGATGCTGAAGCAACTGAAGGTACTTCTACTAAACCAAGCACCCAACCTGGAATGAGAACAGTTAATTTGTTTTCTACAAATGTAGAGATACCACTTCCAGAAACTGAAATTTTAATTACAGCAACAACAACAGCAGTTGCTTCGGTAGCTGCTGCACTTACTGCTACTGCTGTATTTAACTGGGTTGTAAAAATTATGAAACCAGTTATTAAAACAACTTGGAAAAAGATACGTGGAAAAAAACGAACAAAAACCTGATATAGAAAAGAAAGGTTTATTAAAAAAATTAAAAGAGAATGTAGATGACCACGATGAACAAATGGCAATCCTTGGTGCAGCAGTGCGTCTTGGAGTTGTTGTTTGGTCTGGATTTATTATTACTTTAAATTATGTCGAGTTACCTATGGTTAAAAAACCGTTAGGAGCATCCTCTGATATAACTTTTGTCGCATCGATTTTTACGGGCGCACTGGCCACATTCGGGCTCTCTACTGGTAACAGTAAAAAGAACGGAAACGGCACAACAACCAACACAAACCCAAAAGCATGAAAAAACTAATCTTGCTTTTAGCTCTGTTAGCACCAAGCATAGCTAGAGCCAATACAGTAACTCCTCAGTTTACAACTGGAAATATGACCTCTACCACAGTTTCAACCCAAACAGTAAAGGAGGTTACAAAGAAAGAAATCTTTGGATCTGCTGTTAATACATGGTCTGGTACTAACGTAACTGCATCCGCAGACATAGCTGGAGCTGCTACAAAATTTTCAATTAAAGATGACACAAAAGCATGGCAGTTAGAAACAACTACTAGAGCTGCTGGTCTTATAGAAAAATGGGACATCACAACAGACTATACAATAAACTCCACCACAAACTCCTTCTCTGTCTTCTCACAATAGGCAGTCCAGTCTTTGCGGAAGGAGATGTACACAATAATGCCACACCCGTAGCTGCTGCAACAGGTAATGTGACCAATAGTGCGGTGCAGTTTCAGAACAATGGAGCACCCTCTAGACAGCAGTTTAGCAACGGAAACTCGTGCAATGGAAGTACTATGACATTTAGCCCATTTTATATGGGTAATGATGTTCAACCTGAGACTGAAGATGGATATGTCATAAACGAAAACTGGGGAGTTCAACTCGCATTTATGGTTCCCCTTAATCGTGACTTGACTAAGCAATGTGAACGCATCGCTGCCCTTCATGAACGGAATATGAAACTTTCACAAGAAATGACAAGAGCACTTAAATGTGCAGATTTACATCGCAAAGGTTTTACCTTTCGACCTGATACTGACTCATACAAATTGTGCTCTGATGTCGTACCTATCCAATTAGTAAAAAAAGACAATGTTAGCAATCCTTAAACCAATCG